GCGCTAGGTCAGCAGGGCAAATGAAAAAGTTTCCTAAAGCAGCGAAGAACCCTAATTCCAGGTTACGACAAGCTAGAAAAAGATGGCGTTGTTAGAGAGGGCATTATGAGTAGAGTAGGAAGAGATTTAGTAAACGGTGTTGTTGAAGATGTCCACATAGATGACAGTGGGCAAGTACACCAGGTTCATACGCAAGACATAACTCAAATACTTGAAGATAATAAAAGAAAAAGAAACGAAACCAATGACTGGATGAAGTTTGATCCTAAACAGAATTTGCAGCAAGTTTTAGATTTATCTATGACTGACTGCGTAAGAATTAAAAATGAGCATGGGATAGACATATTAGGTAATGACGTAGATTGGAAATACGTTTTTAAACTTATAGAAACCCATTACCCATATATGAAAACCACAACAGCGAGGCTGTAATGGCAGTAGGAACAGTAGCAGAAATAAAATCATCAGCGGCTGATTGGCTTAACAGATCAGACTTAACATCTCAAATAGATGATTTTTTTAGTTTAACAATTTCAGAAGTATCTCGTAAGTTAGATGTTACTTTAATGGATGCTGTTGAAACCCAAACAATTTCATCTGTCGAGATAGGAAGAGGATATATTATTGACCCCCCCAGCGCTTTGAATATTAAGTCTATAACTGATTCTAAAGGAAGGTCTTTAGATAAAGTTTCTTTTGAAGAATATAGAAAATACATAGATGCTACAGGTAGCGCAGAAGTATACGCTTCAGTAGACACTAAAATTTTTATCGGGCCGCCACCATCGGAAGGAGAAGTTTACACTATTGAATTTAAGCAGCTTGGAAATTCTAACATGAATAATTACCCTCCTACTGGTTATCTTTATACAGCTTTTAATGATGTTTTTCTTTACGGAATATTACATAACGCTTATATGTATTTAAAAGATGATAACAGAGTTGCTATATTTAAAGCTAAATATGATGAAGCAATTCTAGAAGCTAACAAACAAATGAAAACTGTTGGAAGAATTAAAGACGATTCTATTGCTCAATACGGAGGCCCGTTAATCTAATGGCTTCTACTATTGATCAAACAAAGCCAACATCAGGGACAGCATTAACTTCTGACGTAAGGTCTAATTTTGGTAACGCTAAAACTGAAATAGAATCTTCTCTTCGATTGCACAAAGACGCTGCAACCGCAGGCGGGACTTATAATGTCTTAACCGCAACTTACGCACCAAGCCCTACTTTAGAAGATAAAATTAGAGTTCTTTTAAAAGTACCTGATTTAGATTCTGCAAGCGGAGGTACAGGTAACACAGCAGAGTCAACTCTTTCTGTAGATGGCGGGGCAGCTAAAACAATAAAACGTCAAGATGGATCGGCTATTATTGACGGTCAGATAAAAAAAGGAATGTATTTGGATCTAGTTTATGATGGAACTAATTGGATCTGGTTGGACTCTGTTAGCTCTGTAGTTGTTGAAGACATTAAAATTATCACCTTAAAAGCTTTATACCCTGCACAATCTATTTATATAACTGCAAACGGCACTCATAACACAGCATCCGCTGTAGCTACATTTTTTGGGTTTGGAACTTGGGTGGCTCATGGCGAAGGCAGAGTCTTAATAGGGGTAGGCGGCAACGGTACAAATACTTACACTTTTGGGGCTGGAACAGGCACTACTGGTGGTGATGACAATGTAACTCTTACTACACAAAATATGGCTTCACATAGGCATATGCTTCTTACTGGAAATCATATTTCAAGAGGCGCGGGATCGCCAACTTCTGATAATGCTATTCCTAGAACAGGCGGTGACTCAAGTGGATCTTATAATTACCAAATATGTAATGATAACACTGGTGCTGAGCCAACATTAGGTAAGTCTAGTACAATCAGAGATGCTGACGCTGATACTTTTACGCAGACAGCAGTAGATAGGCGATCTTCCTACCAGGTTGTGTATATGTGGAGGAGAACAGCATGAGTTCACAAATAAACTCCACAAAACCAACGTCAGGAAATGCTTTAACATCAGATGTTAGGTCTAACTTTGGACACGCTGCTTCTGAGTTAAATTCCTTTTTTAGAATGAGTCAGGAATACAAGTCAACTACAGGCGGCCCAATTGATTATCAAGTTGATTTTGATGATGCTATTACTTTAGTCCAAGGCGATAGATTTACAATACACATACAAAACACTGCTGGCAAAACCAATACTACTACAGCGCCAAGACTAAGCGTAGATGCAGGTAATAATTTTTATGTTATTAAAAGCACAACAGGACAGCCTTTAAACATAGGCGATCTTCAGCAAAATGGAATATATGATATATTTTGGGATGGCGCTAATTTTAGAGCAGTAAATGTATTTAGAGAAGATGATGCGCTCTTTACAGCGATTTTAGGAGTTACTTATCCAGTAAATTCAATAATACATTCTAAAAGCTCAACAAACCCTGGCACTAGCGGATATTTTTACATAGGTGTTTCTTTTGGCACTTGGCAGCTTTATTCGCAAGGCAGAGCGATTATGGGTGTAGACCAGGGGTTGCATTATCCAAATACAGGCTCTTCTGGAGATGCAAACGTAAGTTCAGCCGCTATAAATTCAACTACAAACTTAATGACTGTAAACACTACTGCCGCGCATAATTTCAGCGTAGGTGATACAGCAGTACTTAGTGGGTTTGATACTGTAACAAGCGTTGATCCAGATGGAAGCAAAGTTGTTACGTCAGTTCCAACGTCAACATCTTTTACAGTTGAAGTTACAGGCACGTCTGGGAATCCAGATGCAACAGGAACAAATAGAAAAGCAATCAATACAAGGTTTAATGTAGGCCAAGAAATAGGCGGCTCGTCTACGCACTCCTTAACTGCCTCTGAAATGAATCATAACCATCAGTGGCATGGCACTGTTTCTGGAACTGAAGATCACAGGATAGACTTAATTGGTGACAATAATGGTAAAGGAAGTTATAACGCAAATGCAAACTTAGTAGAGTTTCCAGACGCAGCCTCATTATTTAGTAACTATTATACAGACAACAACAGAGACATTACTGGTGCGGATGACAGACCGCATTTTGACACTATATCGCCTTATATAGCGACTTATATTTGGGTTAGGACAGCTTAATGCCATTTGAAACAGATAAAAGCAATGGGTTTAAATTTGACGCATCGGATCTTCTAAAGACTGGTGTTTTCCCAGAAGCTTTTGACCGAAGAATTCCTATGTGGGAAACCGTAAACGGTGTTCAATACACTGAGTTTGGGATGAAGCGCAAAGCTGGCAGATCAATTCCTTTGGCTGATTTCGGTACAGGTTTAATTAGAGGAATAACTGCTACAAGAGAATCTATTCCTGTAAACGGAACTTTAACTCCCGATAAAACAGCTTATGCAGGAAGTCTTACTAAGTTATACAGATATAGAAATTTATCTGATGCAGCAATAGATGTTTCTGCTGGAAAAACATACGGGCTTTTAGCAGACACTGCTGCAACAACTTGGACTTACGGCCCTGATGCTGGCGGGCAAGCTAATAACGTAGACATTTGGGATGGGGGCGATACAGTTTGGGACTACGGTGTAAACGAAGCTGAAACTTGGTCATTTGCTACTTTTGGCAGTTTTGTTATGGGTGCTAAAGGATCTACGCAAGCGCAGATTAAAAAAGGTCACGAAACATTTGCAGATTTTTACAAAGGCAAGCCCAGCGGGTTTACTATATCTACGCCTGGTATTAACTATGCGGTAGGCGACACTATAGTAAATATGGAATTAGAAGGAACGGCTACAAATACAAATGTTGATGTAACTGTCACTACTGTATCTGGGGGAGAGGTCACAGGTATAAAAGTAAACAGTTATGGTGATTACACAGCATTTACAAATAGCAATGTAATTGATGGAGGCACTGCTACTCGCCCTTCAGGTGGATCAGCAGGAACGGGATTAAAGCTAACAATTCAAACGCCTGATTGTCAGTTTGATGGGGTTAAGATTTTTCATAAACAAGGGCCGCATATGCTGGCTTTTAATTACAACAGAACTAGAGCAGATTTAACTGTACCATCAATAGAATATCCAACTAGCTTTGCCTGGTGTTCAGCAGATGATTTAGACATTTGGGAAGCTGGTGCTGCTAATACAGCAGGTAGTTTACAAATAAGAGAAGCAAACACACCTATCGTTTGTGTGGCACAATTAGGTAATGCGTTAGCTGCATATACAGAAAACCAAATGTTTATTATTAACTACGTTGGGCTGCCTAACATATTTGGTTACAGGCCAGCGCTAGAAAACAACGTAGGCGCTGTTTCTCCTCATGCAGTTGTAACCGTAGGTAGAAAAAATTACGGATTATCAAGAGATGGTTTTTTTGTAACAGACGGAGCCAGTGTTAAGATGATTGGCAGAGAGTCTGGGATGAATGAATTCTACAGAGAAAACATTGCTTTTACTTCGTCTTCTCAACTAGGCATTGTTGTAGCTTACGACAACTCTAAAGAAAATGAAGTTGTATGGGCTATGCCTAAATCCTCGTTGGATATAAAGCAAGAAATATATTATAACTACAAAACAAATCAATGGGGAATGCGAGATTCTAACAGAACAGCATTTTTAGAAAGGGGTGTTTTTAATTACCCTATCTCTGCAGATGGTGAATGCAAAATATACTACGAGGGAAGTAGGCCAGATTTGCCGCCAGGAACGGTTGTTTCTGCAATTACTAAGTCGCATGATTTTGGAGATGCTGATAGAATCAAAGAGCTTTCAGCAATGCGTGTAGGCAAGGAAGGTAAAGGATCTCCACAAATATCTATTGCATCTACCAGTACAATTGATGAAGTGCCAGATTTTTCAACAGGAGATTCTTTTACTATAAATAACACATTTGAAAGTTTCCCACTAAGAACTGCTGGCAGATACATTCATTTAAAGATTGAAAGCGTAGATGGTAATGATTGGATAATAACTGATATGGTTGTGCAGGGAAGATTTGAGGGTGACAGGTAATGACTAATTTACCTGAAGAGTATGATCGTGTAACAATAGAAGAAGAGTTAAGAGATTTAAGGCAAATAATTGATGACTTAAAAACTTTTAACTTTTTTATACCTTTAGCGGATGCGCCTGTAAACCCCAAGGTTGGAACTGTTGCTTATAATGACGGCAATGGATCAACATTTGGCTCGTCTTCAGAAGGGCTTTACAGATATGGCAGCAATAATGCTTGGCATAGAATAGGCTAGGAGAGAGATATGTACCCAACAGTGAGAAAGATTTTAACAATAGAAGATCAGCAAAAGACTATAGAAGCAGCAATAGGCGATAACGACAACATGACCTGTCCAACGCATGTTGTAGAAAAAAACGGTGAGATAGTAGGAGCCTGGTCTTTAGCGGGAATTCCGCTAGTAATGGTCTGGCACAAGTCAGACGCAGTTAGCGCAAGAGAAAGTTTAATTTTAAAAAACACATATGATTCAATTATGAACGATAGAGGTACGCCAGCTTATTTTATAGCTTGCAACGACAAATCGAATTACATAAATCATATGGAAAAATTTGGCTACAAACCAGTGTGGCCTACCAATATGTTTATAAAGGAATAAATTATGTGTGGCTCAGACGTACCATCAGATACTACTCAAACCAGTAGGCCGTTTCCAGCACAGGAAAGGGCTTTAACTCGTTTGTTTGGGTTATCAGAAGAAGCTTTTAATAGAGGTGGGATGCAGTTTTTTCCAGGCCAAACAGTTGCTTCAATGAACCCTAACATAGAAGCTGGTCAGCAAATGGCTTTAGATGCTGCAAATGCACAGTCAGCGTTAGGTATGGCTGGAGCTAGATCAACTGCTGCAATGCTTGATCCTACATCTGAGCAATCACAAGCTGTAATGAATCCTTTTATTGCTAAGCTTCAAAGTCAAATTCTTCCAGGAATAGGAAGTCAAGCAATACAGCAAGGCGCGTTTGGTGGTGATCGACAAAGAATCCAGGAGCAACAAGCTGCTGAGGCGACCGCAGGAGCCGCTACACAGGCGATGCTTAGAAACCAGGCTCAAGCTATGTCTGCTCTTCCAATCTCTCAGAGAGCGCTCCTACAGCCTTCTCAAACGGTTGCAGGTGTTGGTGGTCAGCAAATGGGTTATGACCAAGCACTTATTGATGCTGCAAGAGAACGGTTTGCGTTTAATCAAGAGGCTCCACAAACAGCTCTTGACCGTCTTGCTAGTCGTATTACAGGTGTTAACCTTGGCCAAATATCAACCACTTCAGGCGGTGGTGGTGGTGGAGGCGGCTCAGATTTAGCTGGCGCTTTAGGTCTAGCTGGTTACGGACTATTTAACTCACCAACAAAATTACCAGGATAAATTATGCTTTTTTCACTGGCAGGCGGGAACTCAAACGAAACTTTTTTTGGCGCTGGCTCTGACGATGATTTTAGCGCAACAGCAGCGGGAATGATTTTTGCTGATGATGCTCAAAGAGCAAACTTAAATATTCCAGATATGAGCAAGGCAGAAAGAAAAGCTGCTTTAGATGCTGTTTTTGGTTTGCTTCCTCAGATGGGTTACGGAATGGATTTTAACAATCAACAAACTCCTATGTTTAATAATTACCAAGGAATGACCAGCGCTCCTATGTACCAAGGATCAGGCCAGAGTTCAGGAATGCTAGGAAATGCTGCATCTATTGGGCAACAGCAGATAGCGCAAGGCCAGATTATGAACCCAACTATAGCAAAAAGTATCTCTAAATGACGTATAAATATTTTAAAATAGAAGATTTTGATTGTCAGGAAACTGGCAAAAACAACATGAGCGAAGGGTTTATACATAAACTTGACGAGCTTAGAGAGGCTTGCGGGTTTCCTTTTATTATTACGTCAGGGTATCGAGATCTTTCTCATAGTGCTGAAAAGCATAAATCTAAAGGCGGGCAGCATACTTTAGGTATTGCAGCAGACATTCGCATTCATCACGGAGCTGATCGCTACATTATTGTACAAAATGCACTTGCAATGGGTTTTACAGGAATAGGTATTGCTAAAACATTTGTTCATGTAGACGTAAGAGACACAACACCAGTTATTTGGAGCTACTAAAATGCCATTACCACTAATACCACTAATGTTAGGTGGTGCTGCAATAGGTGCAGCTACAGCAGGAAAAGACAAAAAGAAAGGCGCACTTAAAGGCGCTTTATTTGGTTTGACGCTTGGGGGCGCTTCAGCTTTACCAGGAATGTTAGGAGCCAAAGGTGCTGCTGCAACAACAACAACTGGTGGTAAATTGGCAAGCAGTAAAGCATTAACAGACGCAATGGCAGCAGGTAAGGCTGCCTCTGTTCCTGTAGTAGAAAGCACGTCTGCTGCTGCATTAAAAGCAGGCGCTCCAACCACCGCAGCAAAAGCACAAACGGCAAATCAACTTAACAGTATTGCGTTACAGCAACAACAAAATAGCATACTAGATGCAGTTGCACAGTCAGGCGGTCAAATGTCTTTAACTCCAAAGTCAATAGCTACTTTGCAACAAGGTGGAGGCATGGGTGGAGCGTTTAGTCCTGCTACTGGCGCTAGTCAATCGACTTTATTAAATGCTTATAATGCAGGCCCAGGAGCATTGTCTGGCAACCAATTAACTGCTGCAACCTTAGACAAAACATTGCAAGGAAGTGCTAAAAGTTTAGCAGCTGCAGAACCTGCTGGAATGGGATCAAAACTATTAACTACCGTTAAAGAAAAACCTTTAGAAACTGCTTTTATGATGAGCATGCTTGGTGGCGGTGGAGGCCAAGGAAGCTACGCTGTTAGTGGTGGCGGTGGCCCAACTTACGGTGGACAACAACAAGTACAACCTTATGCACCAGCAGAGGATAGACTTATAGCTGCTGGAGGTAAAAGTGACGGAACACCTGAGTTTATTCCTAAAGGTAATTTTGAAGTAAGCCAGGCAATGAAAGAAGAAGAATACATGAGAATGATGAACAGAGGTATGATCTAGTGGCTGAACCTAACGCATATGATAATTACATTGCTATGCTTCAAAATCAATTGGCGCAACAAGATGCTTTAGAGCAAGAAAGATTAGCATTATCACAAAAGCAAAGAGATACCTTAAACAGGCCAGTAAGGTATGGGTTTATGAATGAAGGCCAAACTAGCCTTGAAGCTTTTAAAAACCCTGATGCAGCTCAAAGTAGAGCTATTTTTGATTTTGGAACAACTTTATTGGCTTCAGATCCAAATAAAGCATTGTCACAGCGAGTAGGAGCTGCTTTGGGTGCTGGCGTAGAAGGAATGGATAAAGTTCGCAATAAAGAGATGGCAAGAGACATGGCTTTTTCTAAATTAAATTTAGAAGATTTAGCTGCTAAAAGAGATCTTATCTCTGGAAAATCAAAAATAAGTCAATCAATCTTTACTGCTGGTCAGCAAGAAGAAAGTATGGAGTTAAGAAGAAACGCTGATACTAGAGCTGCAAATTCCGAGGAACGAGCATCATGGCTAAATGGCATACAGAGGCAGAAAAATACGCTTGAAAATCAAAGAGACGGTTTGACAATTGAGCAATTTAATAAAAACGCAAATATTTTCTCTGCAAGGGAAGGACTTCTTACCTTCTACGAGGAAGGCGGCACTTTAGAAGATATTAAAAACGCACAAATATCAAGAAGCCTCGCAGAACAAAACAATATACCTTTAGACCCTCAAGGGCAACCAAAAAATGAAGCAGATCGAGCACAGTTTGAGGATCTTCTTACTCAATTTCTAGGAGCAAAAACCATACCAAACGCAGCATACAATCCTGCTTTAACAAAGTTAGCGCAAGAAGCTGGCGAATCTTTATATTTTGCAGATGGATCAAAAGACGGAGAAGCAGCAAAATGGAAAGCTATGAGCATTGGCGGTGCTACCGCACAACCAGCAAAAGAAAGTGTAACTATGGAAGCGTTTAGAAAAAGTCCAGACTACAACAATTTTTATGCCCAGGCTGAACAACTAATGCAAGATCAAATAAATGCAATGCCTGATGGCGCAGAAAAAGACGCAAAGATTGCCGAGTTTACAGCTTTGTCAGTAGAAGAAAAGAAAAAAACAGCTGATAAAATTGCGCTTAAACTTTCTAAAAGATAAATAGGATTTTAAATGGCAGTAAAACAAAACCAAGCTACAAATTGGGATGATTTTTTTGATATTACAGAAAAAGAACCAACAACAGATTGGGATAAGTTTTTTGGCATCACAGAAGAAGAGCCTGTAGAAGAACTTGTAGAAAA